TTGAGCCTTCTGAACTCGTTCATTGAGGTCCTTCGTAGCCCATTCGGAAAGTTTCAAGGAGTCGGATGTGAGGTCAAAGTTCTGGTATTGGAGAGCAGTGGTTTTCTGGCGCTCCGCGATAGTTCCCAGTGACTCCCCGAGTTGGGCGAGACCCCGGCCGATCCCGGCGCCGAAGGAATCCGGGCCAGCGGAGGGCGTAAAGAACGCCTGGGAAGAGGTGTTGGTCGGGGAGACCGACGGGAGCGGAGAGTAAGGGACCTGGGGCATTAGGTTAGGAGACTCTTGGTGCGGAAGCTATCCCATTTGGAAGCGACGGAGCCGGCCCCACCGATTATCGATCCGATAGCGTTCATCATTCCGGCAGAGCGTTTGGCTTCGGCGTCGGCGAGGTAGTCGGCTTTTTTGATTTCAAAGCCGTAGGCCTCGTTTTCAGCATTGCTGCGTCGCATAAGGGCGTCGTAGCGACCGAGCATCGCTGTGCCGGCCCGGACGTCTTCGGCGGAGCGGCCAGAGATATCAATCCCAGAGGCTCCTTGTTGAGCGGTTATGGCTCCGAGAGCAGCCCTAGTTTTATAGTCCTGATTCTGCGCTTCCAGAACTCCTTGCAGACGAGCGGCGTCGGCCCGCTGCTGGGCGATTATGGCGTTGTTTCGGGCGATGCCTGCTTGGTAGTTGCCGGACTGGATGGCAGAGAACGCTCCGAAGGCGGTCGAAGCAACACTCGAAATCAACCCAACCGTAGCGATAATTTCCGGTCCCATCAGCGGCTCCACCAAAATTGTGAAAAGGAAAGTCCGTTAGCCGAGTGAGCGGGCGCGAGGTGAAAACCGAGCCAGCGGAGCCACCGGATCGATTCTGGGAATTCGTGGCAGGCGACGCCGTGGAGAGAGTCGAAGCGCCTCCGAAGATCACGGAGGATTTTTACAGAGTACCGCCCGAACACAGTGGGCCAGTCTACGCTTTCGCGGGTAGAAACGAGCCAAAGGTGGCCCCGCCGACCGATCAGGGAATCCATCTTCACCCCAACGATCACGGCGATGGCGTCGTCCCGGAAGGCGCTTTTGGCCCAGGACGCTTCCTGAATATTCTTCTCAGAGATGATCTCCATCCCGAGCCGATCTTCTACAGTCGCCTCGAAGGGGCGAAGGTTCTCCCGGAGAAGGAGTGCGTCCTCTGGGCAAGAATCACGAATAGTGACAATCATCCTGCGTTGTCTCCGACAGCAACTTCTGGGATGACTGCTAGGATAGTTGCGGGGAGCGGATAGTCTTGTTGGAAACACAGACGGCCTTCGGTGGTCCAGGCCGGACCCAAAATAAGACGCTGATCTCCAGTCTGGAAGGGGATTGGTTCGTTCAGAGGGATGAAGGTGTTTTGCATCTTGAACTCCGTGAGGGAGTCGAAGGTAACGCCGTATTTGAGACCACGAGTTTGAAGAACTCGGGTGGTGAGGGCGTTGATCTTCTTGCGCTTTCCTTGGATTGTGGGATCGCCAACATCAAGATCGAGGGTTTGGACTTGGCCCTGGTAGGAGAGACCGATAATGATGCGGGAAGCGGCTACCGAGAGAGTTATCGAGCCATCGGTTACGATGAATGGACCTTGAACGCCTCCATCAGCGAGGGCGTAGACATATGATCCTTCAAGGTGATCGAGGCCGGCAACGTCGGTAATTGGAGCAGTTAAGGACCACTCGCCTTCGTCGGAGACTTTCGGAACTGCCGTCCAACCCCCTTCGGAATTAGTCACGTAGGTGATTTCTGTGAGGGTCTGTAGGACTGTACCGGTGGCGTTGTCGGGACCGGCCACCTCAGTGATTTCGATCTTTCCACCGTCGATCCGAAGAATCGACCCGACCGACCCCGAATCGAACGCCGAGCCCGTTCCCGTGAGCGTTACTTCTCCACTTATGGCCGATACAGACATCGTCCCCGAGGGATAGACGAGGGGGTATTCGAGGGCGGAGTCCAAAAACCATCCGTCTTCCACTCCGTTTGGCATCTCCCGAGAAGCGAACCGCTCGATGAACTTAACAGGGGCGCCTCCCACAGTTCGCTCAACAACCGCGTAGACAACGTCTTCGGTGCCCTCTTGAATAGTAGCGACACATTTATAGAGTCCCTGGGTATCATGGCGAGCCCATGCGTAGACTTCCTGTTCTTTGAGGAAGGTGAAGGAGAGGAGGGAGCCATCTTCGCGAACGGCCCAGACGAGTTTGAAGGGTTCTTCGGCGTAGGTCCAGGAGACGATTTGATGGTAGGTGAAGAGGTGGGCGGCTAGGACGGACATATCTTGACCAGTGTAAATGTTGGAGAAGAAGTTATAGGAGAGATTGCGGACGATGGCACCCTTATCTTGAACATATAAAATCTCAGGGCCTATAACGATGGGCTGGAGGTAGTTCGCTCCGTTGTAGGCTTGCGGGGTGGCGATGGCGTTGGAGGGGGTGATGGCGACGTTGGGCTGGCCGCCGGAGAGTTGCCACGCCCCCGACGCCGTGAAGATGACCAGTCCTCCGGGCATCGGAACCGCTGACTTGATCGGGTTCGCTTGGAGCGAATAGAGAGGAAGTTCCAGGGAGTCGCCATCGTTCGTCGGATTACTATAATCCATGTTGGAGTAGGCTCCGGGCCGAGTTGCCCAGAGGGTGGAGGGGGCGTTCGTGGTAGAAAGGAAGACCTTGCGTTGCTGGAAATAACAGACGACGCCCGGGAAGTTTCCTTCCTGAGCACCGACATGAACATCAAAGGTGGCTCCGCTCCCGGCTCCGCCAGTGGCGGCGGTGGTGTTAAGAGAGTAATTTTGGCCCCGGTTAGTTAGAAGAACATCGACAATGACGCCGCCCTGGATGATGGGGACGGCGGCGGCGCCGGTGCCAGAGCCGACGAGACCGAAGACGATTGTGGTGGTGTCGTCGTGGAGAGTTCCGCCCGTGAGAACTTCTACGTCGGTGATGGGTCGCTGGGCGAATGGATTATATTGGAGTGGGGGTGTACGGGTGTAGTCGGCGACGATGTTACCGTCAGTGAAGGTTGCGCCGTAGGCGGTCCCGACGTAGCCATATGCCGCCCCGGTTTGGATGTCAGTTCCGGGGGTGACCTGGGCTTTGTAGACATTATAATAGGCAGCGCCTTCCACAGGGTCCCATTCGAGAGCGATCGAGCCAGAGGTAGTGGCGATGTTGACGGAGTCGACAAGTTCACGAACGGAAGGGAGAGATTCTTCGCCGGTGGAATCGCTCACGGCGGTGACGACGTAGCCGAATTGAACGGTGCCGGCGGTGGAGGCGGTGCCGCTGAGGTTGGTTGGTGGATCGATCTCGACGGAGCCGAAGTTGATGGAATTGAAGGACCAAGAGTTGTGGGCTGTGCGGATGAGGTCGCGCGGTCCGTAGAGTGGATGGGTGAGCGTCATCACGTCGTTGGATTGGGCGAACTTTATCAGAGGAAGGTCTTCGGCGTTGTAAGGGGTGGTTGTGGAATAGATGGAGCCGACGTTGCCGGGGCCGACGTAGCCGCCCGGGATGGAGACCGGAGAGCCGGAGAGTCCGACAATGGAGAATCTGGTTGCGGTGATGATCGAAGAAACGAAGAAGGTCCCGTTGTCTAGCTGTGGAACGCCAGGGATGTTGGAGTAGAAGACCTGTTCGCCCCCGACGAAACCGTGAGGTGTAGTGGTTTCGGTGTTGCCGGTGGAACCTATGGAGATGATGTCGAGGTCGGCATCGAGGACGTAGCCGCCGTCCATGATGACGCGCATGGTTTGTTGGCCGAATTCCAGCATGTAGGTTTGTTCGGCGTTGAAGTTGAAAGGAATGAGCCAGACTACGTTGGAGGAGTTAAGGGCCTGGCCGACGAACTTGGAGCCGGTGCGGTTGACGACGCCCCCTCGGTAGTCGATGAAGAAGTTGCGGCACAGAGCGAGTCCGGTGCGGTATTTGGCGAGATCGACGCGGCCGTAGAGAGAGGGAGAAACTTCCCCGGCGGCGAAGGATGGTTGGATTACGGACTGGCCCACTAGAATAGGCTCCCGTAGGGGGCGAAGAATCCGACGTTGGGCCAGTAGGTGGTGTAGGTATCGCGAGCGACGATCCAGGTGGCCGGGGCGTCTTGGGTGGTGAGGGCTTCGTTGCCGTCGTTGGCTCGGGCCTGCATGATGACGGCGTTGGCTTTTTGGAAAAGCATCTCGGAGAGCTTGGGATTGCCGGTTAGCTGAAAAGCGACGCTCCCGGCGAGAGCGTGAACCATTGCCTCTTCGAACGAGGTGTCCCAAACACTAACGTCGTCGATCCGGACAGTATAGCCGAGGATTGCTTGACGGGCATTCGTGAGAATGACGCGCTGTTGCACTCCGTCGATAGTGTCCATCGCCGTGATGAATTTTACTGGAACGCACGGCGGGGTGGCATAGGAGAAATAGGGAAAGGGATAGGCCGGAGAAGAGTAGCCCCAGTAGGACTGAGGGAAGACAATGCGCACCATTAGACAATCGGAAGGATAGGCGTATTCGTAAAGCCAGCCCAGGGGAGGAGAGGTGGTGGAATCCCAGACCGCAGGGATAGGACCTGGATTTTCGGGAGTTCCGGGAGCGGCCTTCAAGAGGGAAGCGGTTAGGTTTTTGTCGGCGAAGCCCCACCGCGCCGAGCGCAAGAGTTGATCGCGAACGGAATCCCACTGTATAAGGAGGGCGTTGGCTTCCGGGGAGCCCTCATCGATAGAAACGATCTGTGTTCGCGAGCCGATCACCTGGAGAGCTTGGTTGCATACGTTAGCTTGGGACATTATATACCCCAAAAATTACTGGCGTTCGCGAGGATGTTCATGCACTGTTGGGTGTTTAGAGCAGAAAACCACACAGCGCTCTCTCCGATAAGTTGACCGTTGAAGGAGGCGAATGCGCTGTTGGAAGAAACGGCCCAGCCCAGGCGATTGACGTTGAAAGGATCGCTGCTGGCGTTGAAACTTATCGCGCCGGTCCCGGCGTATTTTGCAGCGTACAGAGTTCTGTTCGTGCCATCAAACACTACGATGAAGGCGTTTCTGTAGGCTAGGGGAATTTGGAGTTGTGTTTGGGTGGTTCCGCTCCGGATAGAACGGATTTGGTCTAGGCCACCGGATTGTGAGGATATGAGGATGAGAGCAGCAATGGCTGTGTTTGCAGAGTCGGCGGAAGCAGAACCGGAGTCGAGACAGTCGATGGCACGGGCGGTAGTTGAACCATTTACAGTCATGGTTGCTGCGACGTAGGCGGTTAGAGTTGTTCCGGTGTAAGTGCTGCTCAGGGTTGCTCGATATCCTTGGGTTGCTCCCTGAGCGGCAAAGACGGGGCGATCCCCCATGAGATCGATAACTCCTGCGTTGGCTAGGCGAAATCGTGACGCCGCCGTGGCCATAGTCATATCGCCGGAGCCAACTTGGTTGTAGACAGTCAATCCCGTGACGGAGTCAGCCCCGCTCCAAGACAACAAATCCGCTGTGTCTAGGAATTGAGAAGAGGTTTGAGGGATATCTCGTTCTGCGGAGTCGCTGGATCGGACGGCGCGGATTAGGTTTCCGGTGTATGCGGGGATGATCCGTCGACTTACAGAAAATGCGTGGTCGGCGTTTTGGAACGCGAACGCTATATCAGTCAGAGAACTTCTGGTCGTTGGACGCCGCCCGTTTCTGTGAATGGTCAAGCCCATTTCTCCAACACAACGTAGTAGGTTCTTGATCCGGGGACCACATTACCTACTCCTTGAGTGTTTCTGATGTTCCATGTGAGGGTGTTGGATGCGGTTATTTTTGCGAAGGCTGAGAGAGCGGTTACGAGCGCGCCGGAGTAGGTTACGCTCCCGACTGTCCACGTTCCGTCGTCGGCGATTCCGCTAACGGTGGTGGTCGTGGAAGTGGCGTCTGTTGTTGGGGTGACGGTTCCGAAATCATGGGTAAGTGTAACGCGGCGACGATCGACGCAGATGGTTCCGGAAGCGCCGACCGCGATTTCCTCGAATCGTTGTGGTTCAGTTACTCCGATGTCTTCGCTGGCGATGAGGCCGCATTGGTTGCCGAAGATGTCGAGTGGAGGATCGGCGGTGCCATAAGTCGCACCGTCTGCAACGATAAGACCGCCATTTTCGGCGTGTAGATCGGCGTCGACCGACCCCGTTGCGGTTCCGTTGATGAAACTTACATATCCGTTTGTCCGGGCGATGACTGTGTTCTGTCGTCCTGCCGTGGCGCTGAGAGTGTTGTCTGTTGCGATCGCGGCGTTGGCGTGGATGAAGGACACTTCCTCAGCCATGAACGCAAATTCACGATTTTTGTGTGCGAGCGCAGAGTTAGCGAAGAGTACCGCCCCCGAGGACGCTTCGTAGGCTGATAGGTTCCCGTGGGATTGTGATCCGCTTACAGCAAGCTCGGCGGCAGAGGCCACGAATCCTCGGGACCCGCACCCGGTGACGATAGCACTGGGGAGGTTGAGAGCCGAACCTGTCAAAGAGTAGATGCCGTTAAGATCACATCCCGACACGATCACGCTCGGCGGCGTCAACACCGGACAGAATGCATATCCTCCATTTACGGTTCTGATTCCGTATTGATATCCGTGGATTGCAAAGTCGGTTCCTACACAGACCGAGGCATTTGGTTCGATAAGAAGGGCGGAGCTTTGATAGGTGAGGTTTACGAGGGCGAAGCGATAGAGACGGAGGGTTGATGCTGAGCCGTTGCCTTGGCGACCGTTTACTACGATTCCGGGGGTGTTGTTCGTGGTTTTTAGAATGCACCGAGCCCGCCTGATGTTTCCACTTGTGATGGTGGGCGGAACGACATCGCCGGGTTCGACGCGGGCTTTGGTGTGGAAAGTGATGTAGTTGTTGATAGCATCGATGGAGTCGACTTCCCACAGTCCGAGGAAAAGATTGTAGTCCCCCGTGCCGGCGAGCACATTGACGTAGAGAAAATCTCCAGGAACAACGGATCCAATGGATGTGAATTTGAGGGTGATATATTGGTTTTCGTTGTCCGGAGTGGTTAGAGAGACGAATGCATCTCCGGTGCCAGTGTCGAGGGGCAAGAATGTTGGGCCGGTCGCACAATACATCTGGAGTCGGTCGAGCGTCGCCGCGTTGAGTTGGATTGCGGCGGTTCTTTCAATTATCCCCGTTGGGAGGATAATCTCTATCGTTCCGGCATTGTTTGCCAGCCACTTGCCGGCTTCGGTTACCGCGGTGTCGATGTTGGCGGAGGCTGTGGGGGATAGTTGGACGCCTGCGGTTGTAGAAACAACGGTGATTGGTGAGCCGCTCGCTCGAATGCTCACTGACCGGCACCCCGAACGATGTTTAGGGAGGCAGTTCCAGAGGAGGTTATTGCAGCGATTTTTGTGTCCCCGCTCCCGAGAGTGATGACTTCAATTGCTCCAGGAGTTAGGGCAGCGCCTGCTGCGACGGTTGCGGTGGCGGCGACGTTATAGAATAGGGTGGATGTTCCGTAGTTGCAGAGGCGGAGTTGTGGGTAGGATGTTGACCATGCGGCCAAGGTTAGTACGTCTGAGCTTGTAGTTACGGATAGGTTTTGGCCGGAGGATGCGAGGGGTTGAAAAGGGCCAAGCGAGGTCCCAGAGGGACCTACGCTGACAGTTTTGATGGCACCCTGAGCATCAACCGCTAGAGTGTAGTTGTTAACGGCGTCGCGAATTGATCCCGGGACAAGATTGAAAGTGTCTGAGGACATTTCAACGTGCCTTCGCTTTGCGAATTTCTAGGTGGGCGGCGGGGGGTTTGGATACGGGAGCCATCTCGGAGAAGGTCGGCGGCGCCTGGATTGGAGGAAGGCCCTTGCGGGCGCGGAATTCAGCGATGGCTTCTCGACCTTCATCGTCGACTCCTTCCATTGCAGTAGAGAGGGGGAGAAGTTCCCCCTCGCTGTTGCGCCAAGACCACTGAGTTCCGTCGCCGATGATAGAATCCGGAGGGATGATAGCATCGTTAGCGTAGTGGGCGGCGAAGATGTGGAACTTCATGACGTGACCGTGAAGTTGCGAGCGTAGGCACGGAAGTCCTGGCGGTCCGCTACAAGAGTGGCGGTGAGGGCGCCGGGCGTGAACGCCGCGTTGGCTACGGTGTAGTTTAGGCGGAGATAGCGGGGGAGAGAGAAGCCGAGGGAGACGGCCGGCCAGTCGAGGTTGGCGACGAAGGCCGCCCCGGTGGTGAGCATTCCCGCAGTCATCGCCCGCGTGGAGGCGTAGGTGTCGAAAGTGGAGTTGTCGGTGGAGCCCTGAAGGCCGATGGTCAGGGTTCCGTCGGTGGAGGTGAAGGCTGTGGTTACGACACAGAGGACCTTCAAGGCGGGATCGTCCCCAATGCCCATATCGCGGGCGTTTTGGAGGTCGATCACGTTCGTCGAAACCGCCGTGGAGGTGATGTTCTGGGCGGTGGAGAACAGGAGTAGCGCGTCGAGAATCATGTCAGGTCACCCGGGTTTCATTGTTGACCAGGGCGTCAACGGTGCGGATGGGGATGCCCCGGAAGGTCGGGACGGTTTTACCATTGGAAGCCTGTTCCAAGGTCAGGAGGGCGTTGGTTTTGTTCATGGCCTGGATTTCCATGAACTGACGCACCGTGCGGTTCATGTAGAAGGCCGTTCGACCCATCATTCCCTGGATGCTCGGGGCGTCCGAGGAGGTGGTGGGATTGAGGATGCCGTTGGTGGTGGGAAGGCGGTTGGCCGCAAAGGTCATCAGATTGAGAAGATTCGCGGCGCTGGCGGTGTTGAGGTCAGAGACGTCGATGTTGCAGATGCGGGCGGCGTAGCGCCAGTCTTCGACAGCGAGGCCGAGTTTCCATTGATAGTGATCGACCCACGCCCAGTAGTAGCCGCCGGTGACGGCGCCGGCCGCAGAGGCGTCGGCTACTCGCCACTTGCCCATGTCTTCGTGCTTAAGACCGGCCTGGGAACCCGGAGGGAAGATTCCGTGAATCGTCTTCTCCGACCAGGTGACGCACCAGATCGAGGTGTTGTCGGAACCGGTGCCGCCCGCGTCGATGACGTTGAGAGCGGTCTGGGAGGAAGCACTGGAAACGGTGGAATAATAGGCGGAAAGGCCGGTGAAACGCTCCGGGTTGATGAGGGAGTTTCCGTAGAGAAGGGTCGTGGCCATCGTCTGAGACATCGACATCATGTGGGCGATATTTTCAGAGGAACGGAACCGGGGGGCATCGCCGTTGAGGGCGGCAACATCAACGTCGATTTGGACTTCGTCTTCAAGATTACCAATCCCGAAGACAATCTGGGCTGTCGTGGACTTCGTCGGAACGACGCCCTGGTTCAGCAGTCGCCAAGTCGGGGTGGGGAGGCCGGTGCGGATGAGGGCGGTGTGGCCGGTGGCGTTGTTCGCCTGGGAGACCAACATATCGTCGAGGATGCCGTTTTCCTGAGACAGCATTTCGACGATGTAGGTGAGTTTTTCATTCTCACCGAACCGCTTGGCCCAATCCGCTAGCGTGAGGGCGCCAGCAAGGGTAGCCATTTAGAGTCCTTTCATAGAGGGGAAGAAGAGGTCAGACATTGCAGGTTTTCCTGCGGGAGGTTGTCCGCCCACGTGAGTCCCCTCGGTGAAGGCGTTAGCCAGCCGAGCAAGAGTTCGGTAGATGGCGGGGTGGTTGCCGGCACCGGTGGTATTGAGGGCGTCGCGGAAGCCGGGGTCGCCGTGGCGATCGATGAAGCGGGCGATCTTTGCAAGAGTGGGGTCGAGTTTGTCGCCCCCGAATTCTTTGTCGGCCTTGATTTCTCCGACCCACTTTGCCTGTACGTCGTTAATCATCGTCTGAATGGCGGCGTTTTGCTCAGCGAGGAGTTTGTGGCCGTAGTCGAAGAGTTTCTGGCCCTGCTCCGGGGAGAGTTTTAGTTCTCCGGCGAGGGCGCCGTAGGATTCGAGCTGGGCTTTGTTGTCGAAGCCTTCGGGGAGTTTTAGATCGGCGACCGTAAAAGTCGCTTGCGCGGCCGCCTATATCCTCCCGAGGCGATACGTCTGGCTAACCACCCAAACCCAAAACCAGATGGGCCGGGGCCAGCCCATCAACATGGCCATCGTAGATTCTACAGGAACGCTGGCTGCCCGCACCTGTGCCGCCGGGATGATGACCGGGATGAACTCCCCTGCCCGGCCTTGGTTCAAGTTGGGCATCGACGGATTCAGTCTGGACCAAACCTCCAACCCAATCTCCCTGTGGTTGGCAGAAGTCGAATCGAGGATGTATAAAGTCTTTCAGGAAAGCAACTTCTACAACTCGATGGCGCAGTTGTACTTCGACCTAGTCGTCTTCGGCTCTGCCTCCATGCTCATCTACGAAGACTACGACGACATCATCCGCTGCTTCAACCCCGCCCTCGGTGAATTCTACCTTTCCAACGGCCCCCGAGGCGACGTTAACACCTTCTATCGCGAATTTACTATGACTGTCGCTGCTCTCGTCGAGAAGTTTGGCGAAGACAAAGTTTCCGAGGGCGTTCAGAGCCTCTTCAACGGAAAGGGAGCAAACCTCGAACAAGAAATCGTCGTCCGTCACGCCATCCAACCCAACTTCTCCGCCTCCGGCATTCCTAAAGAATTCCCTTACGTCGAATTCTACTGGGAGTGGGGTTCTGCAAACCGAGGAAATAACGGAAATCCCACCATTCTTTCTTCGCGCCCTTTCTACGACCCTCCATTCGTTGCCGCCCGATGGGATATTGTCGCTGACGACGCCTACGGCCGCTCCCCCGGAATGGACGCCCTCGGAGACATAAAGCAACTCCAACAAGAACAGCGCCGCAAAGGCCAGGCCATCGACAAGATGGTCAACCCCCCTCTGATGGCGGACGTAGCCCTCAAAAACCAACCCGCCTCTCTCATCCCCGGCGGAATTACGTATGTAGCTGGTCTACAGAATTCAGGCGGCATGAAACCTGTGTATGAGGTTCAGCCTCGCATTGCCGAGATGACCCAGGACATCCGCGAAGTCCAGGAGCGCATCCAGCGAATCTTCTTCAACGATCTATTCCTAATGATCGCCAACCTTTCAACAGTCCGCACGGCGACAGAAATCGACGCGCTACGCGAAGAAAAGTTGGTGATGCTCGGCCCCGTCATTCAACGATTGGAGAATGAAGTCCTTGACCCCATTATCGATCGTGTATTCAATATTATGCAGCGTACGGGACTGCTCCCGGAACCTCCCGAAGAGATTGCTGGCCAACAAATCAAGGTCAACTACATCTCGTTCATTGCGGAGGCGCAGCGCGCGAGTGCTACAACGTCGATTGAGCGTGTACTTGCACTTACTGGAAACCTCACGGCAGTCTACCCCGACGTCAAAAACGTCGTAAACGCCACCGAAGCTATCGTCGAATATGCCACTCTCCTTCGCGTCTCTCCGAAGATGATCCGCTCCGTCGAAGAGCGCCAGGCCCTCATGGAGGCGGAAGCCCAGCAAGCCCAAATGGCCCAGATGGCCCAGATGGGAGTCGCCGGGGTACAGGGTGCCAAACTTCTCTCCGAAACCCAAACTGGAGGCGGCCAAAACGCTCTCCAACTAATGCTTGGAAATGGTTCTCTTCAATGATTAAGATTCTCCTCGGCCTTCCCTGTGCGACTGATTCCATGAAGGCGTTCTTCGCCTCCTGCCTCTACGGCATCGGGCGCGTCACTGAACACCAGATGGATGTCTGTATCGGCTCCTCTTCCATTGTTTCTACCGCCCGCAACAACATCGTCGCCACCGCCATCAAGGAAAACTACACCCACATCATGTTCCTAGACTGCGACATGGTCTTTCCTCCCGACACGGTCAATCGCCTCCTCGCCCACGACAAAGACATCTGCGCCGCCCTCTACCGCCGCCGTCGCCCGCCCTACGAAGTCCTCGGCCACTGTAAAAACAAAGAACAGAAGTTCGAGGGTCCTCTCGTAGAGATGAACTTTGTCCCCACCGGGGTCCTTCTAGTCCGCACCAAGGCTTTCGACTGAACGAAGAAACCCTGGTTCCCCCTCCCCGTCGATGAAAAGAACGGCTTCACCGCCTCGGAAGACTATATGTTCTGCCAGGACGCTCGCTCTAAAGGGGGCTATTCGATCTGGGCCGACCCCGCTCTCTCTGCCGAAGTGGGCCACATCGCCGAAACCATCATCTTCACCAAAGACGAGGGGCCGAAGTCGCACGGTCTAGAGATGGAAGAAACCACTTCTCAGGAGACACGGTTCGATGCAAAACTCCGAGTTGCCTGAATATGAAAGGGAAATTCGTGAGGTCGCTCGGGACAAGCGCCAGCGTGACCGCTCGGCCGCCCAAGCCCGGCGGCTCAAAGACTTCCTCGAAGCCATCCTCTCGACCGCGCAGGGCCGCGAGTGGATTTGGGAACAGTTGACTTTGTGCCGTGCCCATGATAACCCTTTCGATCGAGACCCTTACGTCCATGCATTCAACTCAGGGGCCAAAAATTGGGGACTTCAACTCTGGCTCCAGGCCCTTCAATTTCCCGA